GGGTTCAACATAGATTGTGCCTCCATCAGGAGTGGTTACAACTAGGTCAACTGCGAACTGATCTAAATGGTCTTCTACTTTGTAGCCCTTTGAAGCGATGTAACGCTTGCTTGCCCTACGGCTTTCAGCATCAACTGCATCAAAGCACTCCTTGTTAAATGGATGATGTTTAGACTTAATCATTTACGCATCCAATCCATCCAATAGAGTTTAGCTAGGTACTTGAATCTCTGCACTCCTTTTTTAATTTGTGCTTCGCTCCAATTTTTGTGATAATGGTTTCTGCTTTCTGTGCATATGCAGATGCTTGTGCATTTCGGCTGATAGTCCAGGGACAAGTCCTTTTGTAACCACTTGGATTCAATAGCCAACTGAGTACAATCTTTTGTTTCGTAGAACTTACCACCTGTGCCTTTTGTATCTCTGCACTTGTAATCAAACAAGTGATACTTGTCATCTACCTTTGCGATGAAATCAACCGACCCTGCTGCCTTGTCTCTATTGCAGAAGAGTATAGTTTCGCAAGCGATAGGCTTGATGTCCTCATCAAAGATAAAATCAATGAAAGGATCAGCCCAAGGATCAAAGGGAGATAAACTAGGCTTTGGATTACTTTCATCTATAATGTAATTAATCCTATCCTCTAGTCTTGCGTGAACTGCACTACCAAAAGTAGAAGACTTAATGGGTAACCCATCTTCAGGGTTAATCCTATATCCATAACGCATATCCTTTAACTCTTCAGTAGTAGCCAAGGGATATTCCCTTGATAGCTCTACCAATTTTCGTGGGCCCCAAATATTGTCTAGGAACTCATTCTTTTGAGTAGATAGGATAGTAGTTACAGAGGGGTATGCTTTTAGCTTCTTGGCTTGTGCAGGAGTAGTAGCCTTTGTAAGAAAAGGCTCTCCCTTGCAGTTATAAAAATGTCCGTCACTCATTTCTTATTTTTCTTTTTGAGTTTTTTCTTGGACACTTGATTTGTTAACAGTTTTGTTGTTATCATAATAATTAATAAGGTTCTATCTCATCGAGTATATCTATTGTTGTATTTATGTTTGGTATAGGTGTTGCAGATTTGCAACGACCCTTTTGCAGATTTGCAATAGGCTTTCGCATTCTGTTTTTCCAGTATGAATCCTTAATGCACTCCTTGAGAAGAGAGTCCGACAAGGTATGCCAGAGCGTTTTATCGTAGCCCTTTTTGTTGTAAGAACCCTCGATAATCGCCCCTGCTGCCACAAGCTCCTTGAAGCATCTGTATATCTGATGCTTGGACAAGAAAGGAAAGAAGAACTGCCATTTGTTGCTTGAGTTAAAAACCCAATACTTCCCATTGATGTAATTCTTCTTTGACTTTCGGTTGGATAAAACAAAATAGATAATGGTGTGCAGAATTACGGCAGAGTTGACTCCGTACTTTTCAGCGTGTTCTCCGATAAAGGTGTAATTCTGTTGCATTGTTTAGCCTCCTGTTCTCTTGATAACATATCTCCTAGCACTTCGTCAAACTTCTTATCAGGAAGAAACTCCATCGGAAGATCGTCATCTGAATGCAGTAGGCTACCATAGCCCTCAGTTGCCCTACAAAGCAACGCACCTGTGCCTCCGTACTCTAGGTACTCAAGCATCCAATCTTTCGCTTCTTGGCGATATTTGAATGTTTTATGATAAGTCCTAGATACTCGGTCAGCTTTATATATTACGACCCACATAAGCGAACTCCTTTCTCTTTCTCAACGATTTGGATTGCAGTAGTTATGTGATTCAAAAGGGAAATATCCCCTTGCTTTGCTTCTTCTGCCCCTATGTGCAGAAGCTCTTGTAGTATTTCTTCTGAGTATTCCATATTAATGATCCCATACGAACTCTGAACTTTGGTCAATAACCATCTGTTCAATCTTGTTCCATGCCTCTTTAGGCATATCTCCTTTTACACGCATCCAAGCATCGTTACCTAAGTCATCAATGCCTTTTGCGAACTTCTCAAAGGAAACCAATAAGATGTCGGTAACATTGACTTCTTGCCAACTCTGTGTCACTTCTTGTTCGCCACAACTGCTTGTGCAGTCGCAGTCCTCAATGTCGTAGTGAACTTCTACCTGAACATCATAAGAGAACTCATTGTTGTCCTCTTGTACTCTTGCGTCTTCTATTTCGATATTTCTTTGCATTTTATTTATCCTGTATATGTTCCTACACCTATACCTCTAGTAAGATGCAGTAGTATTGCTTGATACACTAAGAACTCATCGCTGATGTAGTCCCTTAGTTTAGTATGGCACTCGTCTTTTATTTCTTGGACTAATGCACTAAGCTCCTCTTCACTAGGAAAGGGAACTTCGCCACCGAATGCTTCGACTATCTCTCTCGCTTGATTGACAGAGAAATCTGCATTCGCTTGGTAATTTTCTATTACCTGTATGTACTTTTGATTTATTGACATATCAGGGTTCTAGTATTTTTCCCAGCATCTGTCAAGTTTGTTCTGCAGCTTCACCTGATTCCCAGAAGCACAACATCTGGTGACTAATCCCTCGGTGACCCCCATATATTGTGGTCTTGTGACACTTTCGTATAACTTTCGTATATAAAAAGGGTTACCCCTTTTATATAATAGGTTACCCCTTTTATATCAGGTAAATAACCTAAGTCATTGATTATCAATGAACTAGACTCCGGCAGCTTCCAGAACCTTCACCTGACACTTCTCTGGTAGAGAGAGGGATTGCGTCCCTCTGTCGTCAAGTATTCTCTTCTGCCACGAAAATCTGCAATCGCTATAATAGGCTTTTATTTAGGTTATCTGTACGAATCTGCGAAAAAGAAGCCCTCAGAATGCCCTACAAATCGTTTTCTCTAGGCAAGGCATACATAGATACCCCCCCTAAATGCACAAAAAAAGAGAGGCAACCTTTCGGCTACCTCTCTTATATCATATGAACTTATTATCACTAATACAAAATTACCTTATGAACCTTTCTCCAATAATTGTCAAGTCTTTGCACGACAATCGGATTAGTCTTTTCATAAGCTAATGCACCTCCATTCCATATCTTCGCTAGAACTTCGGCAGTAGGTTGCTTGTTTGTCCTTTGAGTATAGACTTTACCCCAATAAGTTAAATACTTTCTGCATATCATTTTGGATAGCATTGGATCGTATCTGTCATTAAGGTTGTATTCTGTGCCGTAGATACGATTGACATCTTGGATTACGCATTCATGAATCTGCAAGATACCAACGGCATCGCCTCCATCTCCAATTGCATTTGGATCAAGAGAACTCTCGACAAGGCACAAGGCAAGTATCAGTTGAGTTAATGTAATCATTGCACATCCTCCTCAACATCATCCAAGGAAAAGTAATCCGACTTCTCTACAACTAAAGTATCGTAGTCTTCATTCTCTTCTTTACTATCCAGTTTAGCTCTCGCTTCATCTTCGCTATCAGCGAGAACAGTATAGTATTCTCCAACTGTAACTGCTCTGCTGAAATGATAGAACTTCTTTTTACTCATCGTCATACCTACAACCCTCCTTATCTACGATTTGCCCATCGACAGTATCCGAGTAGAAAAATCCTGCCTCTTCGTCTGCTGATAGATCAAAGACAAGATTAGGGAACTTATTCTTTATGGCTTCCCATAGCTTGTCTGAGATACGACTCCAAGCCGTTTCAAATTGTAGCCTAAGACAACCCTCTGTTGAGTCGTCCCACTCTACATAATTGGCATTCCATTTAGTCCCCCAATTATCGCATTGCCAAGTATACCAATCTTCATCTTTCGGCATTGGCATAAATCTGCCGAAATCAAACAATATTCTTCTGTCTTCGAGCTTTTCCTCTCTGACATAATAATTGTCGTTAATAGAGAACTTTTTGAAAGCATCTAAATCTTTCTGTTCTCCCTCTATATGTATTACTGTTGTTACCCAATTTGGCATAATAATATTTCCTTTCTTGTTTTAGTTTTGATTAATCCTTGATACAAGATTCGTACCAAGCGTTATTTCGTTGAAAGCTCTGTCCTGTATAGCTGAAGCACATCTGCTCCCTTGTAGTGCCTCTAGGAAGCTCTTGATTGATAAAGTAGACCCAACATTCGGACTTGCTCCAATCGTCCATTGAAACCCAAATCTTTCGTCTCTCGTAGAATGTAGGATGCCCCTCTAGTAAATCCAATTCATCTAAGGTTTCGTCATCTACATCATAGACTTCCAATCTGACTTGCTCGCCTACACCTATCTCATCATACAAATAGGGTAACCCATTTACAAGCAATGGATAGGCATCGTCTGTCTTGGCTTTGCCAATAAACTCTGAATCAGCAAGCAACTTATGATTGCCGTAGCCTCTCTTGAGAGTCCCATAGACTGCCACTCTATGCTTTTCATTTGTTCTTTGCATATCGTATACGAAGCAATTGTTTTTAGAGTAGAATACACCACCTTGCTCGAACCACTTGCCGACTCTTTTGACTCTACCACTAGCAATGTCAATGAGAGCAAATCGTGTATCGGTTAGCTCCAAAAAGGGTAACCAATCTTTCTTGCGAAGCCTTGGCAAAATGTCGCTTGCAATGTATGCAACATCTGAAACTTTATCTGTGCCGTAGCCTTTGACTGTACCATTTGAATACAGAATGTATCTTTCATCAATAGCGAATGGATGCACATTTGATAGGTTGATATGTCCGACAGTAGCAAAGCGAAAGTGACACACGATAGGTCTATCTGTATCGACTAGCTTGTTTACGCTCTTGTATGACAGAGAACGCAATGTCTTGCCGTCATCAAGGTATGTAATACCAAAGCCGTGAGGATTCACGATCTTGGCTTTTTCCAGTATCCTGACAGGGATACGCTTGTTTTTTGGTTTATGTATAATTAAGCACATATGATATTTATTGTTATTGTTTATTAAGAATCTTATATACTGCACAGTTGTTCACTAGTTGTCAATGACTTTTTTTATTGTACCTTTTATTGAATCCAAGATGGCCCCTGATTTCTGCCTGACACGGAGTAGCTTTCCCAGAAATTCTAAGCAGCCTCACGCCAGCCGTTTTGTCTGGAGCGTTCTGGTAAGCAAATCGGCTTAAATAAAGGGATTGCAAGCGATTCAAGGTATGAAAACCACATGAAAAGGGTTACCCTTTCTAAAATATAAAGGGTTACCCTTTATAGCATAAGGATAAAAAGGGTTACCCTTTATTTATTCTCTTGTATTCCTTCTTTATTAGCTAATCCTTTATTTTATGCACCTTCAAGAGTCATGCCTTCACCAGAGCTTCTCCAGGGCTTGCCTGATTTCTCCAGGAATCGCCAGAGAAAACCGACAGACAGCGACAGCGATTTATCCTGAGAGATCGACAGCGACAGCCAAAGCAAAGCCAAGACAGACAGAGCAAACAAACCGACAGACAGACAGAAAGAGAAAGCGAAATAAAGACGCTTGAAACGCTCTAGAATTGCCTTGAATATTTGCTAAGGGTTATGACAAGCAAAGCAAGTAAAGCGAAGCATAAAGGCACAAAAAAACCCTCTCAAATTGAAAGGGTTTCTTGTAGGTTATGTTGACTCAATCAAAGCAAATTATCTGCAAGCAATCGTTCTGTAGAATTAGCAATCCTTTCATTAGAGAGAAACTCTCTTAAATACTCTGCATTACTATGTTCCCAAGGTAGATTTAAGATTTGTTCTCTAAGGTCTAGCATTGCTTTGAGAGCAGACTTTCTCTTTACCATTGATGTTGGATAATTATGCTCAAACGCTTTGAGCTTTGGAGCTACGCTCTCAAATCCAAAATGCAATTGTCTCTCAATGATATAGGAAGCGAGCAAATGGCAAATCTCGCTTTTTGCTTCAAGCTCTTTGCCGTTGCGAGTTGCCCAACCTGTAGACAATAGCAAGTTAAACATATTATTATTGTACTTGATATTTGTCTGTTTGACTTTGGTTTTGCTCTTTAAAACAAGGTTTTGTGTTAGAGCAACCCAAGCAACAATCTTGGTAAAATCAAGCGTACCTTGATGCCCTCTAAACTCGCAAGTGCCATATCTAGAATAGCTTTGCAAGTTGAGCTTTGTATATCTTGAAACGCCATTTACTGAACCCTCTCCATCAGCACGATTTCTAACGGCATCTTGCCTTATCATACGAGTTAGCAATGCCTTGTTAGATTGGCAAGCTTTGAAGCCTCTAACGCTTTCTTGATTACCTCTCCTTGATTCAGCAAGGATTGTATCAATTGCCGATTCATTCTTTACGAAATGGTTAACAAGATATTGCAATTGCTTTGCCTTGAAGCCGTCAAGCGAGTGGTGACAATGCAATCCGCAAGTCTTGTTAACTTCACTATTGTATGAGTTGAGTATCTCAAGCAAAGCGTGTAATTGCTCGAATAGCTCGCTTGCTTTTAATGGTGGTGAAACCATCTCTATGCCTCTCATAGCTCTGTTGCGATTGCCTAGAGAGCCGTCACCGATTATTTTCCAATAAGAGCGAGTCCTATGATTGTACCCTTGTGCTTCAATTGTAAGCAATGGATGATTGTTGCAATCATCAATAAAGCTTTGGAATTGGCTTTCATCAATGAAGCACTCAAGCTCTAGTCCAATAGTACGGCTATTGTCCATTAACTGGACAGCTATGTCTTGAGCTTGCTCAAGGTTTATTTGTATGTTTTCTGTAGTCATATGATATTTTATTTAAGGTTTTATTTTTGTATAGCATCGTTGCTATGGTTAGAATTTGCCAAAAAGGGTAACCGATTTCAAGAATAAAAACACGATATTTGAAAAAAAAGGGTTACCCATATTTTACCCTAAAATTTACCCATTAAGAAAAGGGTTACCGATTTGCCAATTTAGAGCATTAAAAAGGGTTACCCATTTAGAGAAAAAAGCTTATTTCACGCCAGAGTAAACCAAATTTCCTAAGTTGCTTATTTATAAGTACTTACAAAACATTAAAAAATTAAAAGGGTTACCTATTTTGTCAGGATAATCTCATAAGTTGCTGATTTACAAGTACTTACGACACAACGCAGGGGTGGAGGGGTGCTAGCGTTGGCCCCGGTGGGTTTGCACGGATATGTAAAACGCCCCAAAAAAAATTAGTAAACTCAAGGGGCTATACTTGACAACATTCATGCAATCTGACAATTCCTTATATATGTTGTATTTATGTATGGTATTGGTTTTGCAAATTTGCAACAGGTGTTTTGCAATATTGCAATAGGGTATGCAGGAGAAAAAACAGCTAGAAACAGAGATCAAGCAGGCGATTGTAGAGGTCGCCAAGGACAAGGAGATGCGTAAGGTCAAGAGTCTATCTAGGCACAACCCTGAGAGGGTCGCCAAGGTACTGTACTTATCTGCCATAGGAGTATCTCAGACGAGCATAGTTCGTAAATATGACATACCTAGAGCCGTGGTCATCAGTATAATGGTGGACTACGCAGATTACAGAAACAAGTTCCGTGAGCTGGGCGGCAAGCTATCTGCACGATCCTATGTTAATCTAGAGAGTTTAGAAGAGGATATTATACAATCAGTCAGAGAACGCATACAAACAGGAGAGTACGAACCATCTCCGAAAGACATCAAGGAGATCAGTATAGCTAAGTCAAACTCGGCAAGGCAGGCTATGACAGCTAGAGGTGAGGCTTCGCAGATAACCGAGAGCCGAAATGTAGTAACCCAAGAGGACTACAATGATACAATTAAGGCTGCGGAAGAACGCATTAAACAGATAAAAGGAGAGATAATAGATGCAGATTGATATGACAAAACAAGAGCGTAAGGCATTTAATGATGCCAAGGCTATACTAAGCGAGCACTTTGAGAACTATGCCTTAGTGGTTATAACAGAAGAAAACGCACTTAGATATGACTACAAGAATCACTACATTGGCAAAATGCTAATGCGTGAAGCCTTATCTGAGATGAACAAGGATATAGTAGACATAATATGGGATGACGAAGAAGCCGAGGTAGAAGATGAAGAAGAATAGATGGAACTAACCTTTACAAAGCACCCAATCATTCAGCCGCCTACTGACGAGCAGATTGTTCTTCTAGGTAAGAATGATCCACAGTTATTGGCTGATTTGCACAGGGTGCACGAAGGTAGAATCCAATCTAGTATAGATGAACCTCTGAAGCACGGCTTTGACCTAGATGGTTGGAAGCGAATGCAGACAGGGTTAGAGCAGTACAATGAGTGCCTAGTACTTGGTGGTAACCGTAGTGGTAAGACTACAGGATGTGCAAAGATGGTCATGCAGGCAGTTACTGAAAGCATGGATGGTCATATTGTTTGTTTTTCTCAGAATGCTGATACATCGGTCAAGGTGCAGCAGGCTGCCATATGGGAAATGATGCCGAAGGAGTTCAGAAAGAAAACAAAGAGCATAGATGGATATATTAATTTTTCTATGCAGAACGGATTTACAGGGTCTTCGTTTATTTTTCCTGACACCAAGACTAGAGTAGATTTCAAGACTTATACGCAGTTTACGAACAATCAAACCATCTTAGAAGGTTTTGAGTTCGGCTTCAAGAAGGCAGAAGGACTAAACATAGGAGCTTGGCTTGATGAGTACCTAGGTGATTCGGCATTGGTAAATACACTTAGGTTTCGTTTAGCCACTAGAGATTCTAAGTTAGTTATTGGATTTACACCGATTGATGGGTATACCCCATTTATTTCTGAGTATCTAAAAGGAGCAGAAACCAAAGAGACCAAACCTGCCGAGCTTCTAAACAATGAGTCCGTGCCTATTGTGCAGTACAGCCCTGATAGAGATGCCTCTATAGTTTATTTGCATTCAGATGAAAATCCATTCGGTGGATATACTCGTATAGCCAAAGACCTCAAAGGCAGACCTCAAGATGAAATCAAGGTGCGTGCATACGGCTTACCTGTTAAGTCAATGACAAGTCTGCTACCATTATTTAATACAGAAGTAAATGTACTATCTCAGACAAAAAACAAATACGGAATGCAATTTCCAGATATTACCAATCAGCGAAGATACAGTTGTTATCAAGTGGTTGACCCTGCCGGAGCTAGAAACTATGTTTCAATTTGGGCAGGAGTGGATGCAGAAGGTAGAGTTTTTATACGGAGAGAGTGGCCCGATAGAGATACATATGGCGAATGGGCAATATATGGTGATCCGAAATGGAAGTACGGTCCTGCTGCTAAAAAACTAGGATACAATGTTCAAGGATACGCTGAACTCTTCTACGAAATAGAAAAAGAGCTCGGCATAGAAGTTGTAGAGCGAATAGGTGACTCCAGGTATTTTGCTAGAGAGAATGAGGACAACGATGACTTGTTTACTAGTTTCTATGACTACGGAATGCACTTTGTGCCTTCGGATGGTCGCACAGAGGAGATGGGCATTTCTGCATTAGATGATTGGTTCAGCTATAATCCAAATGCAGATATAGATGCAGCTAATTCACCAATGTGCTATATTCATTCGGACTGTAAGAATTTAATTGAAAGTTTAATTAACTATAATTCAAAAGGAAAATCAGATGAAGCTCTCAAGGACTTTTTTGATTTAATAAGGTATCTTCGTATGGCTAACGCTGGAGAAGGGCCTGATCATATTAGTTCAAGAGAATTACTAACAACTACAACAACAAAAGGAGGCTACTAATGGCAAAACGAAAACTAACAGAGTTAGCAGAAGAATACGGCATATCTTTTGATGAAGCGAAGGATTTGGCTTTTGAAAAATTTGATGAAGATATGATTACAGGTAAAGGTAAAAACACATGGATTGACGAAAGGGGTCAAGCTATGCTAGATGACCTTGTTCCTATTGATATAATCTACAGAGGGCGTGTAGTGGCTGAAGCACCAAATCCTAATTATGTAATTACATACATAAAGGAGTTAACTGCTAAAGTACCTGTACGCATCCCTATACGATATAAAGGAATGCTAAATAATAAAATAATTCATGTACAAGCCGATAATACAGGTCATGCACCGAAGTATAATTGGATACCTACAAAAGTAAGAACATAGTTTATGGATAACGATAATATTTCGGAAGCACTAACATATGTCTCGGAGAGTCCGAGCATAAATACTCTGCGTTATGCTTATGACCAAACAGTAACAGAGCTAGAGGCATACTTTGATTTATGCCGAAGCAGTTACGATGACAGGCGAAATTGGTGGGCAGGCAAAAGCCGTGATCACAGAAAGCATGGTTCAGATGCATTCCCTTGGGAAGGTGCTGCCGATATGGAAGCCCACACAATTGATGAAAGAATTACTCGTCTTGTATCTCTGTTTATGTCTAGCCTCAATCGTGCTAATGTCCGTGCTTTCCCTGTAGAAGCAGGAGACATGGCTCGATCTAAAGTTGTATCTAGCTTTTTGAAGTGGATGGTAACTTCTGGTTACATTCCAAGGTTTCAAAAGGAGATGGAACTCGGTGCTAACTATCTTTTGGAGCGTGGAATACTAATTACCTATGTAGGTTGGCATCGTGAAGATCGCAGATTCCTTCAAGAGCTTGATTTAGAGCAAATTGCACAAATGCAGCCTGAAATAGTTGATTTGATTCAGTCAGGTGAAGCCGACAATGAGTTAGTAAGTACTATTCAGCTAGTTTTTCCAACTGTAAGCACTAAAAGGGCTAAAAAAGCCATCAAAGACCTTAGAAAAACAGGAAAAGCAATATTACCTGTTGTTCAAAGACAAATTGATGCCCCTGAAGTCAAAACATTAGCACCGGATGGAGATTTTTTCTTCCCTCCGTATGTTACTGACCCTCAGAGAGCCCCATATTGCTTCTGGAAGACCTATTATACTGCTCAAGAGCTAGAAAACAAGGTTGTAACCGATGGATGGGATGCAGATTTCGTTTCTTATGTAATTGATAAGTACAGAGGTGTAAATATTGACAGCATTGAGCGTGAGCAAGAAGGTAGACGCAGTATTTCACTTACTGATAATGCTTATGAAGCAGAAGAACTCATTGAGATTGTTTACT